AGAAGGTAGCGTACTAAATATTGAATCTGTACGTGGAGATATAGCACAGATTACCAAACTTAAGAATGCAGCAAAGTATTATGGTGATGATGGTGAAGGAGAGGCAGTATTTATTCCTGGCCTAACAAGAATTTCAGAAGAAGAGCATTCTGAGCAGTTAGATAGAATGAAGCAAGGGCTTATTCCATCTATGAACGATCTTGGAGCTTGGAAGGCTGCACAAGATACATTAAATAAACATGGAAGAGATGCGTACGAGAATGAGTGAAGATTTTGAATATATTCAAGCAAGTTTAAATACAGAGTATCATGATGAAAATACTTTTAAAGAAAAAGATCCATTTTTAAAGTCCTGGGATCAATTAAAAGATCTTTCTGGAATAGATACAAACTTTAAGCGTAGGACAACAAGAAATATTTCAAAATATGTTCCTCCATCAGATGTCTACAGCCCAAGATATCCAGCAGTAGAGCCAACTCCAAGATATTTAGAAAATGCTGGAGCATTTCAAAGCGGTCAAGACGGAGCTCAGTCAAAACAGATAAATCCTGGAACGGTATATAGAAATGGATACGGTCTATTTGACGTAATTACACCACCGTATAACACATATGAATTAGCAAGCTATTATGATACTTCTTTTGCTAATCATGCTGCTATTGATGCTAAAGTGGAAAACGTTGTAGGACTTGGATATAAATTTGATTTAACAGATCGTACAATGCTTAGATTTGAAATGAATGATGATGCAGAACAAGTAGATCGTGCTCGTCGCCGTATTGAAAGAATGAAGTTAGAGGTTCGTGATTGGCTAGAATCTCTTAATGATGAAGACACATTTCAGCAAACAATGGAAAAGTTTTATACTGACGTACAGGCAACTGGAAATGGATTCCTTGAAATTGGTAGAACGGTAACTGGAGAAATTGGATATGTTGGGCATATACCAGCAACAACAATTCGTGTTCGACGTTTACGTGACGGATATGTACAAATTATTGGACAGAAGTTAGTATATTTTAGAAATTTTGGAGCTACAAACAATAACCCACTTACATCCGATCCAAGACCAAATGAAATCTTGCACTTTAAGCAGTATTCTCCATTAAATACATATTACGGTGTTCCAGATGTTTTGTCTGCAATTTCTGCTTTAATAGGAGACTCTTTAGCAGCACAATACAATATTGATTATTTCCAAAATAAAGCGGTACCAAGATATATAATTACTGTTAAAGGTGCAAAGCTATCTGCTGATGCAGAAGACAAGATGTTTAGGTTTATGCAGACTAGCTTAAAGGGTCAGAATCATAGAACCCTCTATATACCTCTTCCTGGAGACACTGATAATAATAAAGTTGATTTCAATATGCAACCTATTGAAAGTGGCGTTCAAGAAGGATCGTTTGAAAAATATCGTAAACAAAACCGTGATGAGATTTTAATAGCCCATCAAGTTCCTATTTCCAAACTAGGTGGATCTGATTCTGCTGCTATTGCTGCAGCTCTTTCTCAAGACAGAACATTTAAAGAGCAGGTATCTCGCCCAGCTCAACGTCATTTAGAGAAAATTGTAAATAAGATTATTAAAGAAAAGACTGATATTTTAGAGTTAAAGTTTAATGAATTGACTCTAACAGATGAAATTGCACAGTCTCAGATTATTGAGCGCTATGTAAAAACCCAGGTTATCACCCCTAATGAGGCTCGTGAAATGCTTAATATGTCACAACGCCCAGATGGTGATAGCCCTTTTATAATGTCTCCACGACAAGCCACTGATGCCAGAGCAAACTTAGCTGGCACCAGAGAAAGAGACGCAGAGAGAACAAATAATGCTTCAGATTCTCCTACTACTATTTCTGGAAGAAATCCACAAGGTGAGGGAAGATCATCTCAATAGTTGAGAAACTATTATAAACAAATGATATAATAATACTGCCATGACTATAAATAAAGCACACTGGATTACTGATGGTGACAACGTTCGCTTCTCTATGCCAATTGGCAAGGTAGATCAAGAACGCCGCATTGTTTCTGGCTTTGCTACTTTAGATAATGTAGATAAGCAGGGTGACATTGTTACCACAGAAGCAAGTATAGAGGCATTTAAAAAATTCCGTGGAAATCTTCGTGAAATGCATCAGCCTAGTGCTGTAGGAAAGGTTGTTTCTTTTAAAGAAGATCGTTATTTTGACCCAAAAGATAAAAAGTTTTATAGTGGTGTATACGTCTCTGCATATGTTTCAAAAGGTGCACAAGATACTTGGGAAAAAGTTCTTGACGGCACACTAACTGGTTTTTCTATCGGTGGCAATATAACAAAAACTGAAGATATGTACGATGAAAAAGTTGATAAATCAGTACGTATAATTAAAGAATACGACTTACATGAACTTTCTCTTGTAGATAATCCAGCAAATCAATTTGCTAATGTTATCTCAATTGAAAAGGGTCAGCTTGGTGGATATCTTGCAAAAGCTGTAGTTGATACAGTTTATTGGTGCGGTACAGATGACATTGTTCGTTTATCAAAAGATGCAGATGAAAGTTGTCCATCTTGCAATTCTTCTATGAAGAATATTGGATTTGTTGAAGATCAAGAAGATATAAAAACAGTAAAGTTCTTAGTTGATAGTGCAAAAGGCATTAGAACAATTAAGATGACAAAGGAGGAAAATCCTATGACAGAAGAAACCACAATCGTAGATAATGTAGAAATTGCAAAGTCTGACGAAGTTGTTGAAAATGTTGAGGTTGCTCCAGAGGCTCCAGCAGACGCTGTAGCAGATGTTCCAGCAGAAGTTCCTGCGGAAGAAGCACCTGCAGCAGAGCCAGCGGTAGAGGCAGCACCAGAAGTAGATGCACCATTTGCAGATGCTCCAGTTGCTGAAGAAGCAGCAGAAAAGTCAGTAGATGCAGTTGTTGATGCAACAGCAGAGATTGCAAAGTCTGTTGCCGATATTAATAATTCTCTAACTAATGCCTTGAGCAATCTTGCAGAAACAGTTAAGGCTATGCAAGCCAATGTTGATGCAATAACAAAGTCCCTTGAAACCGTTACAGGTGAAGTAAAGTCTGTAGCAAGTGAGGTTAGCCAAGTAAAGGGTTCTTTTAATGAGTTTGGAAAGCGAGTTGATCTTGTAGAAAAAGATACAGCTTTCCGCAAGTCTGGCGATCTAGGCGAGATCGTGCAGGAGTTTTCAGAAACGAGAACTCAAAAATCCCTATGGGGCGGCCGTTTCCTCACAAATGCCGACCTATTTAAATAAGGTAATATTCACTAGGAGGTGAACAATATGTCGGAACAAGAAATCGTAAAAAATTATCCAGGTGCTCCAACCGTAGCACACCAACACGCAGGTGATGGTGCTTTTGCTTCAGGTGATATCGGAGGTGCTACGGCTACAAGCCCTACATCAAATGATATTGGTGCAAACCTAGGTAACATTGCAACCCCTGCATGGGGTACAACCGCAGGACCAAACGCAGTTAATCCAACTGGTACTCCAGGCGGTATACTACTTCCAGAGCAGGCTCGCCGCTTCATCGACTATGTGTGGGATGCAACAGTTCTCGCCAAAGATGGTCGTAGAGTTACTATGCGAGCAAATACAATGGAACTTGAAAAAGTTAACGTTGGTGAGCGTGTAATCCGTGCTGCTGCACAGGCAAGCAACGACTACACAAACGCAGGTGCAACATTCTCAAAGGTTGAATTGACTACAAAGAAGATTCGTCTTGACTGGGAAGTTTCAACTGAAGCACTTGAAGACAATATTGAAGGAGGTGCGTTGGAAGATCATCTAGTTCGCTTGATGACCAATGCATTTGCTAATGATATTGAAGACCTAGCTATTAATGGCGATGGTACAACTTCACCATTCCTTTCAATCATGGAAGGTTTCGTTAACAAGGTTACAACTGGATCAGATGCTCACGAAGCACTTGTTACAGTAAGCGATGACAACTGGACAACAGAAGTAATGCAGGATATTATCCTTGCAATGCCACGTAAGTATCGTGCACTAAAGCAGAACCTAAAGTTCTATGCTGGTACAGATGCATTCCAGGGTATCGTTAAGAACAACGGTACACTTGCTGACGCTATTGCTGAAGCATTTGCACCACGTACTGGTGGTACAGAGCGCAATCGTCAGTCATATCTTGATGGCGTTGGTCAAACATTCGGTGGAGCACGTACAACACGTGTTCTCGGAATTGATGTACAAGAAGTTCCTTATTACCCAGCAGATTATGTCGATTTGACATTCCCTGCAAACCGTGTATGGGGATTCCAGCGTGATATCACTGTAAACCGTGAATACAAGCCAAAGAAGGACACAATTGAATACACAGTATTCGTCCGCTTTGGTATTCAATGGGAAGAACTTGATGCAGTTGCTTATGCAGATGCAGCAGTTGACCCAACCGCATAGTTTGTAAAAACTATTTTGTAGGGAGGGCAGCGTAAAACCTGCCCTCCTTACGCATTAGGAGACAATATGTCATATCCAGGAAATCCAGTAGTAGACCATCAGCATAGTGGTGACGGTACAATAGCTGCTGGTGGAATAGGAACAGTTATTAGTGGTCCTAATGGAATTATTACAGAAAGATTTGCTATGGGATGTATTCCTACAGCAAATTTTGGAGAAAATATAATTATGAGTGGAACTCCAGCAGGAGTTAGAAAGCCACAAAGTTTGTACAAATAATGTAATTCTGATATAATAGCAGTGGAGGAAAAAATGACAACAACATTAGAAGCAGTAGAAGAATTTAAGAAAAAGACAGTTCCACAATTAAGAGCATATGCTAAAAAGAATCATATTGATCTTGTCGGTGCAAATACTAAGGTAGAGATATTAGAAGCAATACTTCCTTTTGTACCTACAGAGGAAAAAACAAAAGCAAAAAAGGAACAAGAGTCTCCAAAAAAGAAAGTAGCTTTGTTTTCAGCAAAGAATCTTCATTGGAGTGGCGTGGGAAGCCTTGAAAAGGGGTATAACATTGTCACAAAGGAGGAGTCTGTAAAGTGGCTTAAGCAAAAGGGTGTCCGTGAGGCATCTCCAGCTGAAGTAGCTAAACATTACGGCAAAATATAATGCAGGTTTTGCGCTTACCACCATATCCGCTTTCAATTACCTATGATGTGCCACAGGCAAATAGTGACTATATCCTTGTTATTCAAGATAGTTCTAGAAACGTTGTAGAGGTAGAAGAAAACTTAACATCTAACTCAGACTCTAAGATAGAGTATACATTGCCTTCATTATTTAATACATATGATGAATCATACTATTTAGCAATTTACGATGATGTTGATGGTGAGCAGTCAGAAATAGTTGTAGAGGACAATCTTGAGATTATGAGGCCATATGTTGACCCATACTCTCTTGGAACTACTGCAACAGAAAAAAATGAATATGTTCAATTAGAAGGTTTAGCAAGAGCAATAATAGATGCTATGGTTCCTGGCGGTTTTTATTTTGAAAGATCATGGTATGAAACAATAGGAAACAATACTGACTTTATGCCAGTATGGGATAGAACATATAAAATTTTAAAGGCATATGAAAATAACTCACTTGTTTGGGATTATAGTCAAGATCCACAAGCTATAGGTCAGTGGAATTATTTGCTTACTAAAGATAAAACATCTATCATTAAAGACTGGGTGCAGCAAGATGATTCATATATAAGAATGACTGGAAACCCAAAGGGAGTTCCTTTGGCATACTCAGATTCTTTGTATTTATATGATACAGAAGACAGCCCAAACACTTTGGCAGTTGCTCCAGGAGTTACATTTCCAATGGGATGGAACTATTTATTCTCACTAGAAACTGGGTATAAAGTAGTGCCATACGATATTAAAGATGCAGTTATGATGTTGATTGAAGATCTAAAGTGTGGAAAGCTTGATTATCACAAGAGGTATGTATCTAAATATTCAACAGATCAATTTAGAATTGAATTTGAAAAAGAATCTTTTGGCGGTACTGGAAATCTTGTTGTAGATAAAATTTTAGAAAAGTATATAACAAACTTCGGTACACCTGGAGTACTATAATGGTAATCTGTGAAGACACAGACTTTATGTATCCACTTAAAGCAGATGTATACTATCCAATAGTAGAGCAACAGGCATATGGAAACCTAAAAAAGACTTGGGTTTTAGACAGAACTTTTGCTTGTGATTTTTCTGTAGCTGGGACTGCATGGGCAGAAGATGTAAAACCAAATGTAAAAATTAATCAAGAATCATCACTAATAGGAAGATCAAGATTGGATATTAGAATTTCTTCCCACGAATCAAAGGAAGCAATAACTAATATAATTATTACTAATATTAGAACTAAAAATGATAGCCCAATTTATTTAGAAACAGCAGGCCCAAGAGCTGGAAAGTCTACTATATTTGAAATAGCAACACAAGAGCCAGTAGTTGGTCCATTTGGATCAATAGAATACTATAAGTTAATTGTTCGTAGATCAGAGAATCAGGCCAGCGACCTATGATTAAAATGTCTATCAGTAGCAAGCAATTTCAAAAAGAAATGAACAATATTATGGAATATTCTTATGGGTTCATTGATGGAGTAAAAGCTGGAAAATCTGTGTTTTTAAACAATATTGGCGGTATGGTAAAAGAGGTTCTTGAAGAATATATAGACGCTAATGCAAGAATGAACCCAAATGCTCTTCACCATATTTATGAATGGGATAGAGTAGGAAACTCTGGATCTAGATTATTTGATATTCAATACACAGTAAGCAATCTTGGACTATCTTTTATATCTACTTTTAAACAATCAACATCTATCAAAAATGGATCTAATGTTCCATTTTATGATAAGGCTAGAATTATGGAGCAGGGAATTCCAGTTGTTATTCGACCATCTAAGTCAGATGTACTTGTATTTGAGGAAAATGGAGAAACGGTATTTACAAAAAATCCAGTGTACGTAGACAATCCTGGAGGAATACAAACACAAGGATCATTTGAAAATGTTTTTGATAGTTTCTTTAGTAAATATTTTACACAAGCATTTTTAAGATCAACTGGCGTATATGATTATTTAAACAATCCTATACTATATAAGAAGAATCTGCGGTCTGCAAAAAAGGGCGGTAGATCAAAGGGCATTGAAACAGGTTTTAGATGGATAGCAAATGCAGGAGTTAATAGATAATGGCAGATACAACATCTTTAAATACACCAGTGCTATGGGTTAACAAATATTTACAGGCAAAGCTTGCTACTACTGTTGGAATTGGTGTACCGCTTTTTCCATCTGTTCCATCGTCAATTGATGATTTAACAGAAAACTTTGTTTTGATTAATCCAGATACACTTACTCCATCACAGGTTCAGCAATACGGTTTTGAAGGTGTTATGGCTACTTGGGATAGAATGTTTAGAATGAGAAGAAAACCGTTTCCTCATATTAAATGTGAACAAATCCTATATTATTTTTATGCTACAGAAGAAAATGCAGTACCTAATATGATTCAGGTTCTTGAAGAGGTTCTTAGACTACTAGATCGTGGAGATGAGTCTGCCGAAGAGGTAAACGACTGGTGCTCTAATAGACAAATTAGACTTAATGAAAATGAAGACCCAATAAATAATATGTTTTACTTCCACAATTTTAAGGTATATCAGCTAGAAGAGGTAAGAGATATTATTGACTTTGGAACAGCTAGAACCTATGCTGGAAATAAAGTCATTATTGATTTTGACTATCATCAAATGCCAGGTCTTACAAATAATGAATGGGCACCAGAGCCTAAGCCTGCCAATAAAATTATTATATAAAACAATGTTATAATTAAGGCGAGGAAACCCGCCAAAAACTTCATATAGATTCTATTGAAAGTAGAGGTGAAAAAATGGCATATACTCGTGGTACGTCGACCAACATTATCGTTGGTGCTGCTGCACTTTTCGTAGCAGATACAACCCTTACTCCAGGTACACTGGAGCCGTTCGTAAGTTCTGAGTCTTTTAAGGATACCCTTTCTGACGATGCAGCTTATACAAACGTAGGTTATACCATGAACGGTCTTGAATTGCAGTTCCAACCAGACTTCGGTGAAGTACAGGTTGACCAGATTCTTGACGTTGCTAAACTATACAAGCAGGGTATGCAAGTAAATCTTGCTACTGCTTTTGCTGAAGCTACACTTGAGAACCTTCTATTGGCTCTTGCTTTTAGCTCAGATGAACTATCAGGAACAAAGTCATCTTCAAATGGACAAACACTTAATCTCTCCGCAGGAGACATTGGTGAGTGCCCAGTTGAGCGTGGTATTGTTGCTGTAGGTCCTGGAACTGGAGACTGTGAAGACTCTGCATATGTTGAGCGTGTTTATTCAGCATACCGTGCACTCTCAATTGAGAATGTAACTGTATCTGCAAAGCGTGACGAAGCATCAATGTTTGAGGTTTCATTCCGTCTTCTTCCAGAAGACACATCTGGGTCATATGGTAAGATCGTAGATCGTACTTGGGCTCCAGCATCATAATCTAATTTTAGATTAATAACAAGCCCATCCCTTCGGGGGTGGGCTTTGTTGTTATGATAGAATAGATAAAATGGCAACACAGATATATAATTATGACTATATTTATTTAATTGATGGCACTGAGATAGAAATATCACCATTAAAAATTAAATATCTTAGGCGTTTTATGGAATTTTTTAATCAAATAAAAAATGCCGAAAATGAGATAGAAAGCTTATCTTGGCTTTCTTTATGCGGCATTGTTGCCTGCCAACAGTTTTATCCACAAATAAAAACCATAGATGACTTAGAAGAGTCAATCGATCTTCCAAATTTATATAAACTAGTAAATACTTCTGGAACATTAAAAATAGAACAAGACTCTGATAAAACATTAAAAGAGCAGGCTATCAACAAAGAAGCATCTGGACAAACATGGGACGATTTAGATTTAGCACGGCTAGAGGCAGAAATATTTTTGTTGGGTATTTGGAAAGATTATGAAGAATTAGAAAAAAATATATCGATGCCAGAGCTACTTGCTACGCTTTCATCTTTAAGAGATTTAGATTATCAAGAAAAAAAATTTTTAGCGGCAATTCAAGGTGTGGACTTAGATAAGGAGTCTGGAAAAGAGCGTGGTCAAAAAGAATGGGAAGACCTAAAAGCTAGGGTATTTAGTAAGGGTCAGACTACAGATAGTAATGATGTATTAGCTTTGCAAGGACAAAATGCTAAAAAAGCAGGATTTGGAATTGGAATGGGTCTTGAATATGAGGATGCAAGAGACCCAGGCCTTATGAAAAATTAGCCTATTCGTGCTATAATTAACATACTTATATATAAGGAGGATCAATGGCTACAACCGTGCATGAGGAAAAAATAATTACCCTTATTGACGGAACCAAAATCAAGGTAAGACCACTGAAAATCTCTCTTCTTCGTCAGTTTATGAAGAAGTTTGAAGGTCTTGGTGCAGTTCAAAATGACAATGATAAGTCTATGACACTGCTAATGGAATGTGTACAGATTGCAATGCAACAGTACAAGCCAGATTTGGGGGATGACACAGATAAGCTTGAGGAAGTTATTGACTTACCAACAGTTTATCAAATTATAGAAGCAGCTTCTGGAATTAATCTTTCAGACTCAGCTCTTCTAGCTTTGGCATCAGAGCAGTAATAAGTTAATAAATTAATATAGGAGTAACGGTTAATGGCAGGAGATGTTAATAGCAATATTTTTATTAATATTGATACAACTCAGGCTATGGCACAGCTTCGTGCCCTTGAGAAAGAGTTAACTGCCCTTAACCGTGCTCTTGTAGTTGGAACAAAAACTGCATCACAAGCTCAATCAAAATATGCACAATCATTACTTCATAATGTAAACGCAACAGGACAATGGACTGCTTCTGTTGGCAGAATGAGAACTGCTAGTGAGCAGTTTGCATCTTCTCTTGATAGATCCAAGCTTTCTCTCAAAGAGTATTTCCGCTATGGAATGGCATCTACAAAAACATTTGGAAGACTTTTTGGTAATGAATTTGATACTGTAGGAAAGCTTGTTGAAAAACGTGTTAAAGTATTACAACAACAGTATGTTCAGCTAGGTCGTGATGCTCAAGGAGCAATGAATGCTCTTAAATTTACACCAAAAGCTTTAAATTATAAAGACGTAACAACACAGCTAATGATGGCTGTTCAGCGTCAACAAATATTTAATAAGCTTCTTGATGACGGCGCAACAAAACTTTTAAATTTTGGTAAAAATACACAGTGGGCTGGTCGCCAACTTATGGTTGGTTTTACTATTCCTCTTATGCTTTTTGGTGCACAGGCAGTAAAAACTTTTAAAGAAATTGAAACCCAAGTAATTAGATTTAAAAAGGTTTATGGTGATATTTTTACAGATCAGGGAGCAACGGATCAGGCGTTAAAAAATATTCGTGCACTTGCTGATGAGTATACTAAGTATGGATTAAAGGTAGCAGACACTATTGGAATGGCTGCTGAGGCAGCGGCTGCTGGCTTTAGTGGTAAAGGTTTAGAAAACTTAGTAGAACAAACTAACAAGCTTGCGGTTCTTGGAGGAGTTGCACAAGAAAAAGCACTTGAAACTACGATTGCTCTTAGAAATGCATTTCAGATTGATGAGAGCAAACTCTCAGGAACAATAGATTTTTTAAACGCAGTTGAAAACCAAACCGTTGTTGCTCTTGAAGATTTAACAGAAGCTATTCCACGTGTTGCTCCAGTTGTTCAGCAATTAGGTGGAGATGTTAAAGATCTTGCATTCTTTATGGCAGCTATGCAAGAAGGTGGTATTAGTGCTGCACAAGGAGCTAACGCACTTAAGTCAGGTCTTGCATCTTTAATTAATCCTAGCAAAAAAGCATCTGCTAGTGCAGCAGAGCTTGGTATTAATTTAAAAGGTATTGTAGAAGAAAATGCTGGAAACCTACGAAATATAATTATGGCTTTTGCAAAGTCATTACAACCACTTACAGATTTACAAAAATCAAGAATTATTGAACAAATATTTGGTAAATTTCAGTTTGCTAGAATT